TGTACGTCTCATAATCCCCGTGGGTGAAGTACGCGACGTCGCGCAGTTGGTGCATCTGCACTTCCGCCAAGTCCGCCTCCGCCCATGGTGCGATGATCGTGTACGGATCACCCCCGGACAGGATCGGCTGCCCGCCGGCAAAAAACCGCATGTACCCGCCGCCATCGTCCGAACCTAACTCCAGCGCGAAGGTGGTCGTGGTGGAATACTGAAAACGGTGGAGGGTGGGCGTCATCAGATTCGTGTGGTGGGCGTCATCAGTTCATCGCGCAAGATTTCGTACAAGGCGAGCGCGTCCGCGTCGGACATGGTGCCGTTCGTGCATCCGGCACAACCACCACGGCCCGGCCACGGCGCGATCGACGCGCCAAGGTCATTCCCCCATGCGATGATGTTGTTGTCGGCAATCCCCGTGGTGGAGTCGGCGCCGGCATCCGTGGCGATGGACGCGCCATTGCGGTACAACTCCCGGTCGGTCGATGAACGTCGTTCGCCGTGGTAGAATTTGCTCGTGGCGGCCACGGCCGTGATCGCGGCATCGGTGCCCGCGGTGCCCCACCGGAACGCCTCCAGCGTCGACCGCAAATCCAGCACGAACCGGCGGTTCGCCGCGTTGTTGTAACAGCCGATCGGTTCGACGTTGCCGGATCCGGTGAACCCGAGTTCCCACCAAAACAGGCCGCCGACTTGCGAGGTGCCAAGGTCGTTGGGCGAAAAGGGAAAGATCAGGTACTTCGACGATCCATTGCCCTGCAACCCGGTGGCCTCCGAGAAATCCCCGGCCACGAATGCGGTGTTCGTCGCGTTGCCCTCGTTGTTGCGATCGCGGAGCGGAACGAGGATGGCCGCGAAATCGCCCAACAGCGGCAGCAGGTAGGTGATTTTATCCCACAATGACGCCGCCTTGAGCGCCAACACGAGATCGTTCGCGATGGTCAGGGACGCGCCGGTGATCGTGCCGCCGGCCTGAAGGATCCGGCCGTACCACAGCATCACGTCCGGATCCAACGCGGACGGCGCCACGGGATCCGCGCCAAGGTCCGTCGCCGTCATCGTCATCGCCCGTTTGTCCTGCCCCACGGCCGCAATCGTTTCGTAGTCGAACGCATAGGACGCCGCCCCGGTCACGAACTCAAAAGACTCGGTGGCGAAAGCGTAGTCCGTGAGTCCAATCGTGTTGGTGCGCACGAGCACGTCCACCGAGTAGCGGTTGCCCGCGGTCAAACCGGTGAACGTGCGCGAGGCCGTGACGATGCGGCCCTCCCAATCCATCGGGGAGTGTGATTCGGCCGTGGTTCCGCCGGTGATCGAAATCGTGGTGGCCACGGATTCCACGCCTTCGATCCAGTCGACGCCCTCGGAGCCGCGCTGAATCGCGGCCGTCAACGTATCCTCCAGCGCAAGGCGTTCCTCGTAGCGTTGCACGCCATCGTCCAACTCCATCTTGTCGTTGACCGCGTAACCGGTGCCGGCGGGGAAATAGAACCACATAGGCAATTCCGCGTCCGCCATGCCCGCCACGGACCACGGCGCCGGGTAGAGTTCGACGAAGTTGGGCGGGAAGGCGGAGCCGTTCCACTCGGTGCCCCACGTCGACGCGCGCACCCAAAACCGCACGGACGAATCCGGCGGTACGTAGATGGTGAATGCGCCTTCCGGCGAAACCAACACGCCGGCCGTCTCGGGGTCGCCGGGATCCGCGTTCCCCGTGCGCAACGCCATGCGCAGCGTCCCAACCGAGGCCGCGGACGAAAGTGTGCCGGTGATTTCCCAATACGTGCCTTTCCACACCGGCCACGCGATCCGCAACAGCGTGTCGCCGGTCGTCGTCGTCGTGTCCCCTTGGTTGCCGGTGTGCAGTGAGAAATCCACGGCCGCCTCGCCCGCCGCGAGCGCCGCGGCGCCTGTCGTGTACTTCCGGCGCTTCGCCTTCGTCCAGTCCAGTGGCTTGGCCGTGTAATCGCCGGTGAAGTCGAACGATTCCAGCGTGTCACTGGCGGCGATGCCCGAGACTCCGGGCCGTTCGGCGTCCGCGGCGAGTTGCACGGTTTTCGTGCCGGACGTGGTGAACCGCACCAACTGCGGTGCGCGCACGTAGCTGAAGGCCGGCGTGGCCCCGCTGCGGTTGATCTCCGCGCGATTGGAAATAAGTTCGAGGTATTTCTTCGGTGGATCCGACAAATCGCCAAACTCGGTGATCCCGTACATGCGCGCCACGCCCTCCCGGCTCACGTAGGTGAGGGGAATCGGGATCCGCACGCCGGCAATGTACTGGAGGCCGGGCCGGGCACGCGCGCGGCCGTAGGTTTCCACCAGCACGTTCTCCAGCGTGGCCGCGGCGCGGTGGGAGCGTTCCAGATCCGCGCGGCCCTCCATCCGCGGGGACCACTCGCCGGCATTGAAGGCGAGAATGGCACGTTGTGAGCGTTGCTTGCCCATCAGGGGTCCGGCTCCGATTCCTTGGCCAGCGCGATGAACTGCAATCCCGGGCGGGCGAGCGATCGCCCGGTGGTTTCAAGCACCATGTTTTCGTGCGTGGCCGCCGCCCGGTCCATCTTGTCGACGTCCGCGCGGCCCTCCAGCAACGGCGACAGTTCCCCGGCCGTGAACGCCAGCCACGCCCTCTCCGTTTTCTGCTTCGCCATCGTTCACCCCAGCCGGCCCCACATGCGGGCCACGACAAACGAGGATTCCAACGCGGGATCCCGCCGCGGCCGTTTGGCCTCGTTGGCGTTGTCTGTGATCGCGGCCGACAGGTGCCGTGCGTGAAGTTGTTCGAGTTGGAACATCAACGCGGCCTCGTCCTTGTTCAACGGCGTGGCCAGTTTGACCGCGAGCCCGGTCACGAGGGCCTGTACGGCGTTGGGATCCATGCGCGCGAGTAGTTCCGCCGTGGTGAAGGTGCCCGTGACGGGGGTCGCGGCGTCATCCGGACGGGCGGTGTATTCGACGTTGGCCTCACTTTCGTCCGTGAGCAGGTACCCGGACTCAATCACCCACCACTCGCCCGGCTCGCCGGGTTCCTCCCCGTTGAGTTTGAACATCTGCACGTAGTCCGAGGGCAGGGCGTAACGGAAATCCCACCCGAAGTCCGGCGCCGGGGATTGGACCACGAGCGTGGTCCGCTTGCGGGCGAAGTTCCAAAACGCGGAGCGCAAGAGTTGATCGAGCGCGAACTCCCATTCCTCCAGCGTGACCAACGCGCGTGCGGACGTGGCCTCCAGTGAGGTGATCGACGGTTCGCCCACCATGTGGAGGGCGGCATTGATGGTTTTCAGTTTCGTGATGGCCATGGAAAGAAAAAAGGCCGCCCGGGGAGTGACACCCGAGCGGCCGTATGATCAGAAACCCAACGCTGCCGCTCAGGCGCCGAGAAACGCGATCAGGAAACGCAGTTTCCCGGCCGCCGTCGGCGTCGAAAGCGTGGCGAACAAACCGATGATCCACGAGTCGGCGCCAAGCACGTACGGAGTGCGCAGGGCGGCGCACGCGTTGGCGCTGAACAGGTCTTCACCGGCCGCGGCCACGTTGAGGCCGTCGGCGTAGCGATCGGCATCGACCGCCGCCCCGACGCCCGCCACGTCATCGTCGCCCACGTCCAGCGTGAGCGTGGCGGCGCACCCGGACGAGGAGACCATTGAGGCATGCGGCAGGATCACGCAACCGGCCGCCATGCGGCAGATTTTCACCGTGTCGGCCGCGGCCTCGGTGCCGAGCATCGTGTACGTTTTGCGCACATACGAAACGCGGTTTTGTTCGGTCTGCGCGGGGATGCGCTCGCCGATGGAACGGTTGCCTTGAATCGTGGGGGATCCGGACAACTGGAGATCGTCAACAAATCGAACACTCATTTTAGTGCTTTCTTCCTACTGGGTTGACCGGCGCGGGTTACGGCGACTCGTCGCAAAAGATTTCCACTACGCGTTCTTCCTCCATCCGGGTGCCCCCGACCACTTCCGTGGTCCGGATCTGGATGGTGTGGTTCTGCGTGGGCAGAATGTCGATGCGGACCTTGCGGCCTTGGCCGCGGCCGAGCAGCACGCCGTCACGATGCCATGCCACGACGGTGCGCACATCGGTGGCAACCACGTGGGGCAGGCGTTGCGAACGAACGAACGTGAAGCCGAGGAACGTGTTGATGTTTCCATCCACGAGGGCCTTCACGGTGTTGTAATCGGACGAAGTGACCTCCGTCGTGCGCAACAGGTCTTGCACCTGCTTGGCGCCCACCGCGATGAATCGGTTGTCATCGGGCACTTCGGCCACGTCCATGATGTACTTGGCGCGGCGGAGTTTCGCGATCGTCAAACCGCTGTTGGCCGTGGTCCCGCTTTCCACGTATCCGACCGCGACTTGCTGGCCGCTGCCAAGGTCCACGGCCGTGGTCCCCTGTTCGCCGACGTAGGCCGTACCCACGGCCGCCTCAATGATCACGTCGTCGATGTTTCGATCCGCGGCCATGGCGTGGGCCTTGACGTGGGCCGATTGCGAATCGGGCAGTTCGCCGAGGGCCTCTTGGTCCCATTCGTCGATCCACGTCACGAAATCGTATCCGGACGGGCGCACCCACCGGTTCGCCATCGGCGAATCTGCGGGGATCGTTTGGCCGTTGCGCGTAGTGATCAGGCGCATGGGTCCGACCGCGCCCAACTGTGAGAACCGGCGTTCCTTGCCGGAAACGGTTTCGACGCGGACGCGCGACTGAAACCGGGAATCGCTTTGCTGGAGCAAAAACTCCCAGTTGGTGGAAAACTGGGTTACGTAGTGCTCAGGAATCTCCGTGAGAATTTGACCGGGCATGTGACAAAACCCCGTGCGGGGCGTTGAAGGTGAAACCGAGGATGGGCCTCGCGTCTCAGGGTGTCCGGATTTCCGGGCCTGTGCGCTTGGAGTGGAGCGGTCAGGCCGGGATTGCTACCTCGCCGGGTGTCTGTGCTTGGGCCGGTGTACGATCGTACCCGAGTACGGCACAAGAAAAAACCCCGGGGGCGGCCAACACCCCCGGGGGAAACCATCGAAACGCCTAGGGCGTTCGCGTCGAGAACACGGGCCAGTCTTCGACCGTCACGGTGCACACGCCGGGAACGCGGCCGGGATGTTTCACGATCGTGATCACCGGGTAAAGCACCTTCACGTCCAGTTCGCGCGTCCGCTCGCGTTTCTTCACCGGCCAGCGGGCCAAGGCCCACGCCGGAAAGTACGTGCCCCGGAAGTGATCCCACCAATTCGAGTACTCGTACCACCGGACCACAAACGGCGCCTGTCGCTGCATGAGCACGCGACCGGACAGGGTATGCACGATCCGTTTGCGCGCCTCCTCCTCAGAACGCGCGTACTCCACTTTTTCCATGCCCACCGTGCACACGCCCTGAAACTCGAACCCCCGTTCGCGGAGATCCATCGGTGAGTTGTGTTCCGGCGCCGGCATCAGACACCCGCCTTGCCGGCCGCCGTGGCCTGTCGGAACAGTTCCTTGACGCGTTCCGTGACCTGACGGTGGCGTGGGTCCGATCCGTTCCAATACGCCGCGTGATCGGGGTTGCCCTTGTTGTTCACCACATCGTCCGCCTGTTGTTTCGGCGTGGTCGCGGTGCCACCGGCGCCATCCTCGCCCGCCCCGGCCAAACGATCCTCGCCCATCAGCACGGCCATGCGGTGGAAAGCGCGGATCAACTTCGGGCTGTTGCCGATGGCCGGATCTTTCGGATCCAGTCCCACTTTGGTCGCCATCGCCGTGGCCGCGGCGACGTTTTTCGCGAAGGCCGCGCCGTACTCGGTTTTAAGTTCATCGACGGCCCTCGTGTACGTCGCCGTTTCCTCCGTCTGCGCTTTTTGCAGGCGGGCCTGCGTAGCCGCGGCGTCGACTTCCATCAGCTTTTTGACGAGGCCCGGCGGGGCGTTGTGCTCGTGCAACACCTTCAACACTGAGTCCACGTATCCTTGATCCCACAGCGTTTCCGGCACGCCCTCCGGTTTCTTCACGCCGTAGCCGTTCGGCTCTGGCGGCACTTTCAACACCTCGCGCAACCGCGTGTTGAACTCCGCCACCATTTCCGGACTCGGATTGTCCGGGAGCGGCATCAACCCTTTTTTGCCGACAAGGCCCATGGCGTGCCACGAGGCCCCGGCCCATGCGTCGATCGTGGGGTACTTCTTGAAGGAATCCGCGGCCGGTTTCAGGTGTTCGGGCAGGCGGTCGAACGCGCCGTGGTCCAGTTTTCCGGCCTCGTCGTAGAGGCCGCGAAACCACGGCGTAGAGGTTCCGGCGTCCCCCGCGCCGCCCTGTCCCCCGGCGCCGCCTTGGCCCCCCCCGGATCCGCCCGCGCCTCCGCCGGCCGCACCGGACATGAGCGTGCCGGTACCGGTACCGCCGCCCCCACCGGATCCACCGCCGCCGGCCGCTTCCATCAATGGAAAAAATCTCTGCATCATGCGGGTTGGCCGCCTCCCGTGCTGGCGTCCGGTTTCTCAGTCAGGTGCGTCTTCCGGTGGGAGAGGATGGCCGTTTCGGTGTACGGCGTGCGGATCGGCTTGCCCGTGATCGGCTCTTTCGATTCGGCCCACTTCGTGACGGTGCCCGGACCGATGATCCCGAACTTTGTCGCGTACTTGTCCGGGTGGTACTTTTTCAACCACTCCACGAAAGCGGGCGTCTTGTCGCCGTCCCGGATCGTCTGTGCCGGTGCGGGCGGGATCGACTCGCCCTCGGTCACGCCCGCGATCACGGGCGCGGCGCCGTGGGCAAAAACCATGTCCAGCACCTCCTCACCCACGTCGTCGAGATAACGCACGATCCGTGGCACGTACTTTTCGGCGCCCGCCAACACCGTCACGATGCCGTCCACGATGGTGGCGAGGTGTTGCGGGGATCCTTCCGCCTCGGTGCGGAAAATGTTTCCGTCAGTGTCGCGCGAGTACTGGACGGCCTGTGCGGCGGGTACGGTGACGGCGGGCGCGGGCGGATTCACGGGCGCGGGTTTCGCGCGCGATGGACGGAGGCGCTTCGGCTTGCTGTTGGGCGGATTCGGTTCGGCAGGTGTGGTCATTTTATGACTTCGGGTTGGGTTGTCTGATCATCTTCACTCACGGGGTCCAAAATCTCAAAAAGATCGACCACGACGGACCGGCGGCCGTCGCGGAACGCGGCCGGCATCGCGGGCATGTCGCCGTGGTCGTTCAACTGGAAAGCGGGCGCCAGATAGCCGAAACGCTTTTTCATGTCGTCGAGCACGATCAGTTGCGCCGACGATCGCATGCCGTTGGTGCCAAGCACGGCGCGGTATGCGCGCACGATCCGCATGGCGGCGAGTTGGGCCTGCTTCTGTTCCTCGGACAGCTTGGCGGGTTCGCTCATTTGCGGAAAGCCACCTGCAACGCCAGCAGGTTCGTCGTGAGCCACGGCACGATCACGTCCGGCGTGCGGTTGTCCGTGCGGAATTTCCCGGTGGGCACGTGGAACACGACGGACTTCGCGATGCGCGGGAACTCGCGCGCGTCGACCATGACGAACTCGCCGACGTGCACGCAAGGTGCGAGATTGAACAGAGTTTTGATAAACTCCCGCTTGTCCGCGTCATCCTTGGCGGAGTAGAGCTTGCGGGCCGTGCGCTCGGTGCGCGACGGCAGAAACCTTGCGGGGCGGAACGGCATCAGACGTTGATTGCGTCCTGCATCTGCCGGCGCATTTCCGGCGTGGCCTTGGCGGCATCGGCGCCGGCCTTGGCCACACCCTGAGCGGCGGCGATGTTTTCCGCGGCGGCCTGTTGCTGCGCGCGTTGCTCGCGAATCGCGGCCACTTCCTCCGGTTCGCGAATGTCGCCCGGCGCCATGCCGTTGTTGCGCGCGATCCGGATGGCCACGGTGTCGAGATTGAACACGTCCAGAATGTCCGGACGGAGTTCCGCCAGCGGGGCGAGCGTTTGCATCGTGTCGATGGTCGACCGGTTCTGAAGGCGTTTCAACGCCAGCGCCATGTTGGAGGTGTACGACACCGCCGGCCCGGCCACGGAAACTTCGCTACCCGTGACAATCATCACCTCGGGCGGCGGGTCCGGTAACAGTCCTTGGCGGAACGCCATCCAAAAACAGCGGATCAACGTCGGGGACAGACACTCGTTGGTCCACGAGTTGAAGGTGGGATTGAACAACTCCAGCTTTTCCTGCACGCGCAGTTGGATTTCGCCCCACGTGGCCTTCCCGGGTTCGATGCCCTGCAACATGGCGAACAGGTCGTTGAAAAACGCCTTGCGGATCGCCTGTTGCTTGCGCTGCGTGCGCACTTCGCCGACGTCGTACTCACCTTGATCCGCCCATGTCTCAGGTTTTCCCTGCGGCACGTTCACGTCCCACGTCGTGACGCCGGCCGGGCGGAGATCCACGGCGCCCTTGAGGTTCGACGGGATCAGCGTGCGCGGAAACGCCTTCACTTCGGCGAGCGCGTCCATCTGGCGTTCGATGTGATTCACCTGCCGCGTCGTCGGAAGGGCCACGATGCCCGGACCCCAACCCCACACCTCGCCCGGCCAGCATAGGAAACGAGAGATCGCGTACGGATTCTCGTCGTACCCGCCCTCGTCGATCAGGTGGCTTTCCTCGCGGCACACCCACAGGGATGCGAACGGCTTGTTGGCGGGGTTTTCGGCGCCCGGCTGGCGTTCGGCGTGTTCACGCGGGAAAACGCCATGGATGAACTCGTATTCGCAATCCAAGTCCTTGGCTTGGCCACTGGAGTATTGCGAGCGCAACTTGGGCGGAAGTTTGTCCTCGCCCCATTTCGCCGCGGCCTGTGCCACGGTCCACTTCCACGCGCGGATGCACGTCGTGGGTTTCCCCTGATCGTCTTCCGTGAAAACGAACGATCCAATCGGGATCGCCTTGAAATTGAACGCGTTTTCCCGGCCCGGTTCCGAGTACAGGTTGCCCGTGCCGAACGGACTGCGCTCCAACAGCACCTCGTGGGTTTGCTGGTAGAAATTTGACGAGGCCAGCAGGCGCGCAATGACGTCCGAGGAATCCTGATACCACGCCGCCGCGGCGCCAAGATCGCCCCACTGGTTTTTCACGGACGTGGGCGCCTCGTAGGCGAACCACCGTTCGGTCGATGGCATGGTGTTGGTGGCGATGCCGGCGGCCAACACCTGATTGGCCTCCATCGCCGTGGTGTCGAACAGCCCGAGGGTGTACGCCTCCACCCCCGGCGATTTGTCCGTGGTGATTTCGGACTTCCGCGGCAGCATGTAATTCGCGATCGCCTGCCACAGCACGTCCCAAAACGCAGTCCGTTGCGCCTTGAGCCGGTCGTATCTGGCCAACAGTCGGATGGCCTTGGGATCCGCGGGCATGTCAGCCGCCCAACACCGTGCGCGGTGTCAGCCCTGTGGGTTTGCCGCCGCCGTAGCCGATCGAACCGGTTTCGCCGGCCATGATGGTCTTCCGCAGGCCGTAGCGTTTGGCCGCGGCGCGGCGGGCGGCCATGCCGGCGTCCAGCACTTCCGCGTCCGTCGACGCGGCCGGGGCCACGGGGGCCGGCGGGGGTGGCATCGCGGCCTTGGCGCCGCCGCCGCCCTTGTGACACCGGCGGGCCAGTGCAAAGCGCCGGGATGTACCGCGGCGCGGAATGAAGGTTTGTTCGATGGCCATGGCGGGAAACTCCTAGGGAACTGGAATCCTTCGCCTGATGGACTCCAGCCGGTAAAACCGCAACACGTTTTCTCGTTCCCAACTCACCCACTCCAGCGGGTGGGGCATGAACCGCAACGCCTCGCCCACGCTGCCGGCGACAAGGTACACGTGCCAGCAATCGCATTGCGCGCGCGGGAACACGACGAACGGATTGACGATTGCGGCCCGTTCGGCGGTGCGTGCCACCGGCCGGGCCATCAGGAACACGTCCGGCCGGCACAGCACGAACCCGCCGTGCAAAAGGTGGGCATGCAAATCGGCGTCGAACGTCCGGGCGCACGGCTCCGCCGAGTAAACCAGCAATGCTTTCGCGAACGCATTCACCGGCGGGCCGTGATCACCTGCGTATTACCGTGGCCGGTGATCACCCGCACGACCCGGGCCGGGGTCATCACGGCCGTGGTTCGGAAGTCGTCCAGCATGCCGCGTTCGTCCGCTTCGGCCAGCGTGCGCGCGGCGTCGGCGCCGTGGCTGGATTGATCGTGCACCGGCGCCTCAATCACCCGGCCGCCCACCGCCTCCAGTTTGGAATGATACCCCTCCAGCGCCCCGAGACACGACGGCAGGCGCCGACCGCGCGGCAGGACCACCTCGCGCTCGCAGTTCGTCGCGTGAAAGTAGGATCGTGGAATGAGCGTGCGGAGGTGTTTGATGCCGATCCACACGTCGGGCGTGATCGGGACGCGCGTCACGTTGCGCACGCCGCATTCCGCCATGCCTTGCAGGTAGGTCCGGCCTTCGAGATTCTTGCTGCCGGCGTCGTGGGGCACGAAGTGTTGGCGGATCGGACGGCCAAACATGCGCTCACGTTCCTGACATGCCCCGATTGATTGCGCCACCGTCTCACCCTGTGCCGTGTGATAGTCCCACCACAGAATGTCCAACCCGACGAACTGCACGAAGTGGATCGCCACATAATCCGACTGGCCGAGATCCCAAAATGCGAACAGCCCTGCGGATCCGTCCGGCACGAAGTCGCGCACCCGCCCGGCCGCGCGCAACGCGTTGAACTCTTTCCCATAGATCGCCCCGGCCACCTGTGCCGTCAACGCTTCCTCCACCGTGCCCGGGTACTGACGGGCCATGTCGATCTTCGGCATGCGCGACTTTTTCGACCACCAATGTTTTTGTTCGGACGTGAGCGTGACGGCCGTCACATGCTCCAAGTTATCGAAGTACCGCACTTCGTCCGTGGTGAGGTTGAGCGGGCCGGCGAGCGGCAATTGGTACGATGGTTCGTACACCCATGCGAAAAAGTGAAACTGCCAGTCCAGCATGGTGCGGAACTTCAGTTCCGGGCACGCCTGTGCCAGCCGGACAAGTTCGTAGAACAGGCCGAACCGGCCACCCTCGTGCGTCGCTTCGACCACGATCACATTCCCGGCGTGGACCGTGTTGAACGAGCCGGCGGCGATTTCCTCCGCCTTCGGTGGATCCTCGTGCGCGATCCATCCGAGTTCCGACACGTGCAGGAAGTTGATCGTGTCGCCGCGCAGCGTGACACCGCACCAGATTTGCGAACCGTTGCCGAACTCCAACAAATGGTCGTTCGATTTCACCTTGGTAACGGCCTGCTTGATCGCCTGTCCGAGCGCGGCCGTGCGCGGATCCGCGGGGTTGTCGAGATTGTCGTAGGCGAACTCGATTTTCTTGAGCTTTTTCACCGCGTCGGGGTCCGTGCGGTCGATGATCCCGCACGCCTGAGTCTTGTTGAACAACGCCCGGTCCAACTGCATCAGGCCAATGAACGTCGACACCCCAATCTGCCGGACCTTCAATACGACGTTGAGCCACCACATCGACGCGTAGAACAGGCGTTGCGCCCAGTTCGCGCGGAACTTGATCACGTGGCCATGCGCGTCACGGATCCAGTAAAGATTATTCAGCCGCCACCAGCGGTTCGACAACCGCGGTTCGAGGTACGCCAGTTCCGGAGCAATCGGTTGGTCGCTCATACGGGCAGACGCAGGCGGAGCCGGCCACGCGCGCGTTGCTCGCGCTCGGCCGCCGCCACCGGGTTGACGTGCTCCCACGTGTCCCGGCGCCCCATGATGTAATCGCGCACGGCCGCGGGCGCTTCGCCGTGGATCCGCAGGCCGTCGCGTTGGTGCGGGGCAAGATCGCGGATCAGCCGGCGCAATTCCTCGGCCTCTTGCATCCAACGCAGTTCCTTGTGGTCCCCGCGATCATCGCCGGCCGCGTCCAGCCGGTCGAAACTCCAGTCGACGCCGAACACGTCGACGGAGGCCGGCGAGTGGGCCAAGGCCCACGCCAGTGCGTTGGGGAAGGTGAACCGGAACACGCCCACCTTTTTTCCGTCATCCTTTTCGACCACGGCCGCCCACCGCTCGTTCTCGCCCATTTCGTAGAACCGGCCCAAGCACTCCCACCCGAACCGGCGGTGCACAATCTCGGTGCGCCATCCCGTGTTCGACAGGATCCCGCGCAACGGCCGGCGTTTGGTTCCGCCCATCACGGGGCGGATCACGTGATCGTCCACCCCGGCCAGCCAATGGCACCGGAACAACCATCCCGCGGTATTCACCGCGACCACGAGGGCGTAACAGTCGAAAAGATCGTCACACCACACCTTCGACAGTGAGCGCGGGCCGGGACAGAGAACGGCAACGGGGTTGCGCATGAAAAAAGCCGGCGCCCGGGGCAAAACGGACGCCGGCCCTCATCAACCATTCACTCGCGCCAGTGCGGCGCGGAGATTCGTTCGGCGAAGTTCGCGCGATACGTTTCGTACCGGGCGCGGACCTGATTCGCATCGGCGACGGACACGTGGCCACTGGCGAACGCGTCGCGGATCGACGGAATGATTTCCTCGTGCAACACCGTGAGTCCGGCGACGATCACCGCATTGCCCATGGCCACCTTCGGCGACACGAGGGAAACGAGATCCAACATGGAGTTGGCGAACGCGAGCAACGGCGACGCGGCCACACTCGTGGCGGTCGGGGGCGCGGGCGGGGTTCCCACGAGCAGCGGTTTCGGTTCGTCCGCGGCCGGTGCGCCCATGGGCTGATTGAGTGGGATGCCTCCGCTCATGGCGCACCTCCCACCTTGACCGCGTATTTCGCCACCCATGGCTTGGCCATCTGCAACGCCCACGTCGCCAGCGCGAGCTTTTCATTGAGTGCGGCCGTGCTCGCCGAGAGTTGCAACTCGGCGGCCGTGCGGGCGGCCTCGTCCCGCACCGCGGCCACCGCGGCCTTGGCGGCCACGTATTCGTCCCGCGCGGTGTTCATCGTCGTGAACACGTCGGGCGCCTTGGCGCGAATCTCGGCCGCGGCCGTGCGCACACCTTCCGGCAGGGTTGCGTGTTGAGCGTGTTCAAACAACAGGAACGCGTCGACCACGTGGAACGCGGCCGGCACTTCCTTTTCGACTTGGTACAACAGAACGTCGGCGCCGAAAACGGAGCCGGCTTCGAGGGCGGTCGGGTGGGCACAGCCCGGCCCGACGAGCGGCATGGTTGCGGCCATGCACGCCAGCAGGACAACGAACAGCAAGGGCAAGGGCGAATCGTGTTTCTTCATGGTTCCTTCGGTTGGTCCGGCCGGCGGGGCAGTATGTCGCCCGACCGGATGGGTTGCGTGTTGAGCGCGGCCGTCGACACGAGGCCGTTCAACACCGCGTTGAGAATGGCGAGCACGAACAGGCCGGCGATCTTTTCGGCCGGCTTGGAATCGTAGGCCCCACCCGTCCAGCGCATGAGTTCCGCGCACAGCACGGGAATGGCGGCCACGAGAAAAACGCGCGTGGAGGTGTCCACTTTCATGGGACAACGAACACTTCGGCCAGCGCCACGCCCGTGGCACCGCCCACGCCCGTGATCACGGCCGTGTAAGATCCCGGGGCCAGCGTGAGCAACAGCGCCGCGTCCTTGCTCCCGGCCACGAGCGGAAACGCCCCCGCGGCCACGGCCGCGTCGACCAACGCCTGTCCGCTCCAATTGTCGTTGCCGGCAATTTCCACCGTCGGCGCCGTCTGGTTGCGCAACGAAATCACGGGATCCGCGCACACGCCCGGCACACCGAAGGCCGCGAGGCCGGGCCCGATCGCGCGCACGAGCACCTTGACCGGCCCGCCGCTGACGGTGAACCCGGGGATGGTGGTCGTGTCGTTCGCGGTCACGAGGCCGCGGTTGCTGACGTTCGTCAGCGTGCCCGCGATCGTCGCGCCCGCCCCGCCCGGTGCGACCGGGATCACCACGGCCGGCGGGGTCGTGACGGGCGCCACGTTGGAAAACGCCGAGTTGCCCGCAGTGTTAAACGCGCGCACGCGGTACCAATACGCCGTCGACGGCGCCACGAGCGCATCGCTGAAGGTGGTCGCGTTGGCCGGGATCGCGCCGTTGATTTCGACGAACCCCGCGCTCGCGCTCGTGGTCGACCGCTCCAAACGAAACCCATCCTCGTTGTTCGAGTTGTCCTGCCAACTGAGCAGGACGGACGCGGCGAGCAGGAAGGCCCAAGCATTTGCGTTCATCATTTTGTCTCCGGTGACGGTGAGGCGGAAGGCTTGATCGCTTCGGCGATCACTTCCAAAGCGATTTGCAACTGCGCGTAACCCTCGCGCGTGATCTTGCCCGCGTTCTGCGGTTGCGTGGCATGGTTGAGCAGCATCAGTGCTTCAGCGGTCGTCATTTGGCGTTCCATCCCGTCGTTCCGGTGCCGGATTCTTTCACGTAGAGTGTTGTGCTCGGCCCGCCATCGCGACGCAAGAAGATGCTTCCGACCGGAGCCGCCACCACGGCGTTGGGCGAACCGCTGCCGCTCGCAATGAAATTCAGTCCCGCGCCAAAATAAATCTTCCCCGTGGTGCCCACGATCAACTGCACCCACGGCAATGCGCCGCCGGTGGTTTTCGCCGCCACCATGCGCGCCCATTGCTTGTTGAACGCCGCGCCCGAGGCGATCGCTTCGGCACTGAATCGTCCCACGTGGTCCAGTCCGGCTTGCGACCAATGAATGTCGCTACCCGGGGCCAGCCAACCCGCGTCCACAAATTCGCTGGCGGTAAAATGGACCATGGCCACGTCCGCCCGGCCCGCCGGTGCGGTTTCCTGAGCGATGCGAATCGCGGCGTACGGCCCATCGCTGGAGCCGGATCGCGTGCCGGTTTCAACGAGAAACAAAGTGGCCAACGCAAATTCGTCGTGAAAGCGATCGGCCATCGCGATCAGTTCCGCCAGATAATCAACCGACGTCTGCAACCCGCCCGCGATGGCCACGGCGTCGGCCTCACCCTGCGTCCAGATCATACCGCGGAACAACGGCTGAAAATCCGCCGCGATCAGCGCCGCCAGTGCGTCAGCCACGCTCCCCAGCATGGCGTTGAATAAAGCGCCGGTCCCACTCCAGTTGCCCGCTCCGGTGTCGGCCGCGGCGGTTTGCGCACTGCCGCTGACAGCACAAGGCACGAAACAAATCGCGCGCCCGGTGATCACGCGCCAGCGCAACGCAAACGCCGGCCACGCGCTGCCGCTTGATCCGCCCACCGGATCGCCAGTCAGTGCCGTCAGTGCCCCGGCCCACCATTGCCATGCCACGCCGGGCGGAATCGGCGGACCACCCGTGCCGTAGCCGACAGCATTGCTTTGTCCGCCAATGGCGAAAACGTCGATGGGCGTCACACGTAGTAAATGCCCGACAACGCCAGTGTGCGCGCCACCGCCGAAGTCCACTCCGTCGTTGTGGTCAATGCCCCGGCCACTGCGCTGCCGAGTGAACCAACGGTGCAATACGCCGTACCGCTGTTCGTGTTTCCCACCAAATAAGTCGCGCCGGCCGGAAAAGTGATTGAACCCGCGGTTAGGACGCAGATCAACCGCGCGTTGGGCGTCGTCGCGTTGACCGGCAGGCCCGCGATGCGAATCGCCCCGCTTGCCGTGGTGTAGGTGGGGGTGAAGCCGACGACGATCGAAACGATGATCGCACTGCCTAGACGCAGATACGCCCCCGTTTGCGTGCTATAGCTCACCGACAAATCCCCCGCAGTCGCAAAGGTCACGGTGGGCGTGAAGGTGCCGGCCTGAAACAGATTGCGGATCAGAACCTTTTTGTGGGCGCTCGCGCTTGCGTCGTACTCGAGTAAGTAGTCGGCCGATTCATCCGGCGTTGCGTCCGCCGTGAGCGCGTTCACATCCAAGCCCAACGACGCCGCGGCCAACGCCAACCCCGTGGACAGCGTAACGAGCCCGCTCACCCCGCTGCCATCGGTGCCGAACAACCGATTCGCGGTTGTCGCCGCGAGATCCGTGACGCCGGCTGACGCCGACAACACGCCCGCGGCAAACTTGCCGATACCCGTCAGGGCCGTGCCCACCTTCAACAACGCCGCTCCGTCAGCCGCGGTGCCAAGACCAAGACGCGCAAACTGTGGGGTGCTCGTCGTCTGGATTCCTTGCACCGTGTCGAGGGCGGCGGCGGCGAGGGCGAGGTTCGCTGTCAGCGTGACGAGCGAAGCGTTCCCGCTGCCGTCGCTCCCATATAGTCGATTGGCCGTCGCCGCCAACGTGAGCACCCCGCGCGCCGCGGCGGTCGTGGTCAGGGCGGCAATCGCCGTGAGATCCGCGTCAAGCGGTTGGTACGTCCCCGACAGGTCGGGCACGTCCAACGCCACCAAGGCCCGGAACGTGGGCGCCGCGGCGGCGCCGCTCGTCGGGCCGGCAAACACGCGGTTCGCGGTTTGCGTGTCGAGAGTGAACTGCGGATCCCCGGCCACGCCCGCGGGATTCGTGATCCCCAACAACACGTCAGCACTCGCCGCGAGTGTGAGACTGCGCTGTGCCCACGTGTCCGTTGCGGTGCGCACGGCAAAGCCGGTCGACGCGAGGCCCTCAAGGCCCAAAAGGTCGTTGGCGAGCACGGGCGTGGGGTTTCCGGCCGCGCCGTCGCCGTTGGTCCACGTCAGGCCGGCGGATGCACTGGCCAGCGTGCGCAGTGCCCACGTGTTCGCGGCCGTTTTGGCCAGTAGGCCACTCGTGCCCGTCAGTGCTTCGATGGCCTTGAGATCATCGGCGCCCGTCAGGGACGACAACGGCACGTTGGACCCGTAGGGCGCACCATCGGCCGGGGCGCCGGTGGTTTTCGTGTCCTTCGACGTCGTGTTGTCCGGGTTGGACGATTGCCCGCGTGCGCTCATGGGTTCGCGGCCTTCAGGATCCGCACAATCTTGGCCAGCTTCGTGGTGGTGTCCTGCCGGTTGAGGTGCATCGACGCGATGGCGCGACGTTCAACCGCCGGCACGCGCGGCCAGCAAGTCCGGCACACGAACAGGGTGTTCGCTTCCATCGGTCGGGCACAGGCCGGGCATGCGCTCACAGCGGGACGCCGAACCAATCGGTGGGCACGCTTGGCCCGACAAGATCCGTCACCTCGGGCGCCTCGCGATCACCAAGGGCACGCGGTTTCGTGGCCGGCAGTGACGTCGACTCCAACACCTGTTGGTGCACCGGCGTACGATCGTCGCGCGTCGTGAAGTTCGGCGCCGTGCTCGCGATCGGGGGTTCCTGTGGCGGGTTGGGCACGCTTCAAAGGCATGCCACGAACGAACCGGCCGGCAAGTCCTTTGCGCCCCGCGTCACGCGCCACACGGACCACGAGGGGAACACGGCCACGCACACCGTTTCGACCACGGGGAAGGCCGGATCCGCCGGCCATGGCGTGCGCATCACCTCGCCCACCTCGAACCGTTCGGCGCCGATCACGTGCCACTGTGCGCGACACGCCCACGGATCCCACTCGCGTGCGTCTAGTGCGGCCGGTGCGCGGTCCATGTCACGACGTTTTCGAGTTTGCCCTTCGCGTCCGGCAGCACGGTGCGCGCGAACACGATCACGCCGCCGGCCGCGAACCGTTCCAGCAGCGGGCGCATTTCCCCGCTTTCCATCGCCTCCACGGCCGCCGCGTCGTCGACGTAGGCGCCCGCGTCGCGCACGCGTTCCAACATGATCCCGCGGCAAATCTCCGTGCGGTCCTGTGCGCGATAGCTCAACACCACACCTCGTGTCCGCGCTTCGCGACCAACTGGCGGCGCTTGCACGGCAATGGATCCGCGGGGCACTTGGGGACGGCCGCGAGGTTCACCCACCGGCCACGCAGGTCGCGCAGTGGCACGGCCAAGTAGATCCCGAATGCGAAAACGAGGCCGTGAGTTGGCGCCACGCCCGGTGGCGGCAAGTAATGCCGGTCAACCGTGGGCACGGGCGCCCCGTTCAAGATTGCCGCGCACCGCTCCAACATGGCCCGGTCAATCGGCGTACTGTCGGGCGTTGCCGTTGGCTCCGTTGCTGTGCTTTCCGTTTCCATTCGCGTGGGATTTCTGTGGCGCCGGCAAAGCCAAGGCCGCGACGGGACGCGCGTCAACCTCCAGTGCTTCGCCGTCCGCCATTTCGCCCGGCGCCGGCAGGCCCGTGGTCGACGCGAGCGCGGCCATGATCAGTCCGAGCGTAACCTCCCCTTCAACGCGCACCGGCGCATTGTCGCCCGTCATTTCGTTGTCCAGCTTCAGCGCGATCAGCGGATCGTGGTTGAGATACCGTTTCGGCAACTGTTCGCCGTCGTGGGCACGGACCACGCGGCCGAGAAACGCCCGCTTGTCCATGCGCGACAGGATCACGCGTTCGCGTTCGCGCCGCTCGTTTTCCACGCGGGCCAGTTCCGTCTGGATGTAACCGGACACCCATGGACCGCGGCGCACGCGCGCGGCCACGCGCACGACGCTCGCCGGTTTCCACGTGGCCACGTCCGGCCGGGACAGGCGCAACGCGTCCGCACTGTTCGCGCCGGCCAGCACGGCGTTCGCAAAGATCACTTCCCACGGGTGGATTGTGGTCCGGGCGCCCATGGCTCAGACGTGCACGCCGCGGCCCGCAAGCCACTCCCATTTCTCACGCCCGTGGGCGTGATGGATCAACGCCCGGCCGTGATCGTCGCCCCAAAACCGCGACCAATTCAGGGTGTCCGGCAGCAACGGCGCCTCGTCGTTGAAACGCACCACGGACCACGCGCGTTGCTCGCGTATGTCGGACAGCAAACCGTGTTGCTCGTCGGGGTGATCGGCCAGCGCGTGCCATGCGCGCCGATACGCGGCCCCGTAGAACCGGCGGGCCTTCGTCATGCCCAGTGACGGCAGGCCGCGCGGCGCCACGTAATCCACGGCCTTGCCGAACACCATCACGCTGGAGCTTTGTTCCATGTCGCCGATCAGTGGAATCATCCGGCGCCCGGCATCGGGGGCCATGGCGAACTCGTGCACGGCGTTGGCCAGCAACGCGGCCGTGGGATCGCGCACGAAAAAGCTGTCCGTGTCCACGATCACGCACGATGGGAGGAACGGCAACGCGGCGCAAATGATGGCCGACTTACGGTCGAACGCGTTGCCCTCGCGCATCAAGTCCGTGAACTCGAAAGGGTCGACCACCGTGCACGGCAAGCCAAGCAAGCGCGTTTCGTCGTGGAGTTTGTCGGCCACAACCCAAGGCCCGGCGGAGTGGTCGCGCACCGTGGCCACGTCAGTGAGGATGCGCAACGGCAGGCGGCATCCGGAGCGTTGGAAGTACTCCAGCCACAGACGGAGCAACGGACGGAAACGCGGATCCTTCCCCGCGAAGTACACGACAAACACGGTGAGAGGTGGCACCATAGGCCCGCACGCTCCGATTGTGGGGCCCGACTGTCAACCTTCAGAAACAGCACGGCCCGGGAGCGTGGTAATGCACGCCACCCGGGCCGGCTGATGAACCCCGCGACTACATCGCGGGCAAAACGTCGCGCAATGCGTTCGCGGCCTCGCGGAGTTCGTGCACGCGTTTGCCCGGGAGCAAATCCAAACGCAGGCCAATCGCGTCAACGGCGTCAACGGCGTTGAGCAACCGCGTTGCCGCCACCGTGAGCTTGGAGGGTTCCGGCGTGGCCAGTGCCATGGGAGCGGATCCAGTGCGCCACCACTCCGCGTGGTCCGCGAATCCGTGGTTGCTCATGCACAGCGCAACCTTGGCCCGGTCAACCCGGCCGGTGGCGTCGTACATGTAACGCACCACGCCGTCCGGATCCACGAGCCAACCGGTCGACCGTTCCCAGTGCCACCCGGGAGGCAAGGCCGGCAGCGTGTGCGCGTTCATGGCGACACCTCCGGGAGCGTAACGCCGCACAGGTGGCGCATCGCGGACACGGCGCCGGTGCGTTCGTTGATCCGGCGGAACTTCGCTTGCGTCATCCGGCCAGTGTGGCACTGGCGAAACAGGCGATCACGCGCGGCCGTGATCACGGCGAGCGTGCGCACGTCCATGCCGCGCGCGGGATCCTTGGCGTTCACTTGAGCACCTCCAATGCGCGGTCCGCCCGTTGGCTCAGTTCCGTCCAACGCGCGGTCACTGGCCCGGTGTTGCGGATTGTGGATACGTCCACGTTGTTGCGTATCGCGCGCAGTGCGTCGACACACGGTTTCAATTTCTCGCGCACCGTCAACGCCGCGTCCAGCAAGGCCCGCGGGTGTGCGTTCACTTTTGCCAACAGGGCGTCACGCTCGCGCGTCACGTCCACGAGTTGCTGTTGCAGTTCGGCAATGTGTGCGGCCGAAACGCTTTCATCGAATGAGTTCATCGCGGGCACTCTCAGCCGGCCACTTTCCCCGCGCAACGCGGGCACCGTTGCACGGTGCACGGACGCGGACACGACGGGGCGGCCTCCCCCCGTACCCCCCACCCCGGACACGGAGCACGGGGCACGCGTACACGATCGTTTCTGCATCCGGCGTTTGCTACGCACTGGCGTACACTGTCCGGCACGCTGCGCGAGCGTACCGGATCCGGGAGCGGTGCGGGCACACCTCACCCCGGTGGGGGTTGAGGTGGGAGCGTTACGGCTCCGGTGTGCGTATGCGTGTGCACGTTGTCCGTGACGCATGCCGGCAGCATTGGACCGATTCCCGGTGCACGGCGGATCCGTGCGCGTCACGGCCTCCCGCTTGTGGCGGCCATGATTGAACCCGGGGTGGTGGGCAGGCCCGGGACTGTGATCACCTCGCGGTCCCCACTGGCGTGGCCAGCTTCAAGGGGGCGGAGGGCGTGCCAGCGTGTTTCGCGCACGTGCGATTGTCCGAGAAGACTGGGGCACCAAAAGGAAAACCCCCGGGCCTGCGCAAATCGAAACGGTGGGCATTGCGCATCCCGGGGGGCGAAAGTTTCTCGGACAATCGTGTGCACAACCTGTGAACAACGTCGCGACGTGTCAACCACGGCGTGGGGTGGGGCTGAAGTATTTTACCCTATGGGGTACACCCCGGGGAGCGGATCAGAGATCACACCTCCCCGGGGGGTTTGAACCTCATGCGGAAACACGTGTGGGGCGTGGGGTGGGAGGGCGCAAGGCGCATTTGTTGGACGGTGCAACGCGTTGGGGCGGATCCGTGCTTGCACGGCGTGCGTGTTCCTGAGTTCTTGGGGGCCGGTTTGAACCACCGCGCACCGGGCGAGCAACCCCGGAAATTCCCGGGGCCACGTCCTGCCGTGTCCGGCTGGTTTGACCGTCTCAAAACATGCAAACGTCAAACATCAGTGGTTCCTTCGACTCCATGCAGGCCTCGCGCGAGTGGGCGAGCCGGCCGGCGGATCAGCGTTTCCAAACGCTGGCGGAATTGTCCGCGAAGGTGAAAGGGCGCCGGATGCGCTCGCGGTCCGTCGATCTCGACAGCGACCGGGTGAGTTTCGCGGAACGGGGCGATGGATCCCTCGTGATCAATCACGCGATCTCGGCGTGCACGCCGTCACACTGGGCCTTCGGCCAGATTGCGGGTTTGATCGGTGCGCCGGCCGCGTATCTGCGCAAGCTCCCCACGGACTTGCTCGTGGACAACCTCAATCACGGGATCCGAAACACGCCGCGGGAGGCGGTCAAGTTTATGACTCAGGCCGCGGAAAACACCGATGTGTCCAACTTGGATCCGCTCAACACGCTTCAGGCGGTCACGTCCACGAAATATGGGCGCATTTGGGACGCCGATGTGGTCGACGGCGTGGCCCGGCTCGTCGAACGGTCCGGGGGCAAGTTCTACAATCCGAAGGCCTATTCCGCCGGCCAGTTCTCGGGCACCACGACGGCGCCGGCCGGCCTCTATGCCAGTGACCGCGACGTGTTCATGTTTATGATCGACGGCGGATCCCGGTTGGACGTTGGCCCGCGAGCGCAGTTGAACCGCGGGTTCATCGTGAAAAACTCTGAGGTGGGAGCGGCCACGTTCTCACTGACGACGTTCCTTTTCAACGAATGTTGTGGAAACCACATCATTTACGGCGCCCGGGACGTGAATCAGTTGCTCATCCGTCACACGGCCGGCGGTCCTTCGCGCTTCGACTTGGAGGCCACGCCCGTGCTCAACCGATACATGGAGTCTTCCGCGATCACGGAAGAAACCACCATCCGCGCGGCCATGGCGAAGGCCCTGCCGTCCGCGGACGATGATCGCCTGTCGTTCGCGGCGAAGTTCAACATCACCCGGGCGGAACTGAAATCCGCGGTCGACTTCGCCAAGGCGGAGGAGGGCCAGTGCGCCACGGTGTGGGATCTCGTGCAAGGCCTGACGGCATACGCGCGCGGATTCGACTATCTGGACGCACGGGTGGATTTGGAAACGCGCGCGGGCAAGATCCTGCGCAGCGTGGAAACGGCCGCGAACTGATGTGACCGCGTTCCCCCGGGGGCACGGGCGCCCGGGGGATAGCAGTCCCACCAACGCCACCCCATGAGCATTGACCCCACCGGAACAACGCGCGAACGCCACTTGCTGGCGTGCGCCCTTTATCGCGAAGGCCGCCAAGGCCGCGAGCAACAGCGGGCGCATCGCCGCGTGGTGAGCGTGACCACCGCGGGCACCGTCGTGGCCGTGGGCGTGGCCCTGTGGGCACTGACGGCGTGGGCGTGGTTGTTCGCCGTGTCCGCGGCGGCCCTGTTGCAACTCGTCGCCCTCGTGTCGCTCCGCCGGCTTGTCGACGATAGTCGCGCCCGGGACGCACGTCGCGCCCAACTCCAGCGCGAACTTGAGGCCCTCCGTCCGTGACGCTGCGCGCCCGTTTCCTGTGGGCCGTGTTCACGCTCGCCCGCGAAGTGCATGCCCCGGGCGCCGGGCGCATCACCGTGGCCGTCACTGGGTGCGTGTGGGCGGAGTTGGACGCGGTAGTGCGAGCGATGCGCGAGAGTGGCACGGTCGTGCAAGCGATGGAATTTCCCCGGCAGTGGTCGGAGTCAAACCAACCAAAAGCAACCAAGGGGGTTGCCCACACGCGAGCGATGCCCCACCCGTGAACGGCTCCGCGATGAACGCCTTCGCCAACCAAAACCAACATGCCAACCGTAAAGACAGACACTCTCAGGATCAACGGCCGCGATTTCCGGCGCGTCGTGAAGTTCAACCCCAACGGCGGATTCACAATCAGCCTGCCCGAAGAATGGGCCGCCGTATTGGGATGCGACAACGTGCGCGCGGACCGGCTGGCCGCGGTGTTGGCCTTGTGGAACACCGCGAACACTGATTACACGGCCGCCGCCACGGTGGAATCGAAGGTGATCCTCTATCGGTTCCACGCCAACGCCTACGTGATGGACGAGCAAACGGGGAAATGCCTGCTCTCGAAATCAATGTCCTTCGTCGATGGCCACGCCGTGGAGGTGTGCGCCTCCGTTGCCACCGAACAAAAGATCACGTTGAACGGCAAGACCACGTTCAAGTATGTGCTTTTGGATTCCACGATTCCGGACCCGCCCGGCAGCAAGGCGTCCCCGTGGCGAGCCACCCCCTCGTCAAATCGTTCCACGTGCCTGCCGTGGTCCGAACAGCGCGAGGCGTTTTTCGCCCGCCTCGTGGTGGCCATCCAGCGCATTGCGCTGGATCTTCACGAGATCGACACAAAACCGGGAGCACTCCTGAAGGCCGCGGACAGTGGCCGTCTGTTGCTGCAACCCTGAATCTTCCCCGGGGGCGGAACGTCTCGCGCGTCCGTGCCGTTCGCCCCGGCCTTCGCGCCGCTCCCCGCCCCCGGGATCTCTCTCCCATGAAATCCACCAAATACCTAAAGCACCGGCGTTCCAAATACGCCTTCCGCACACGCATCGAACAGGGTCAAACTTCAAGCCACAAAAAAGGCCGGTTGATCCCGGGTGAACCGCGGGCACTCGCCGACGTCAACAAAGCGTTGGGCCGCGAAATTAAAGTTGCCCGCACAGCCCACACGAAGGGCCAGTGGGTTTTTTGCGAGCTTCGGCCCTGAGCACTCTTTCCCATGAAAACAAAATCGTTCGTCATCTATGGCCGTGCGGGTTACACCCGTGCGAAACCGGGACCGGGCACAAGGCTTGCAGTCGAAACACCCGGCGGCCGGGTTTATCTGCGCTTGGTGTGCTCCCGTTACCATTACTCCGAGGCCATCGACCACGCCGCCAAGCCACGCTCAGGGGAAACGCTGCTAAATTCGATTCCCAACAACTGGCAAGACGCGTGAACAGCTACGGCCGCGCGATGTGCGAACTGGCGATGCAACAGGCCCGGATGCGGGCCGCCGGTACGATCGTACCCGAGTACCGGCCGCCGGATCCCGCGGTGATCGAAGAACTGCGCACGGAAGGCCGGGCGCCCTCGTGTCCCCTCAGTGAACTCCCCAACCCTCACGACGATTGAGCCGATGCCCGACAAACCCACCCGCACGAAAATCCCCACGCGCGTAGGCCGCGCCGTGGCGCGGATGATCGCGGATCACGACGCGCGCATGCGCCCGCGGCATCACCCATGCCTCGGACGTGTCCTGCCCACCACGAAGATTGGCACGGTCCGGCTCAATGGCGGGCCGCTCGTGCGCCCGGAAACGCTCGCCGCGATCGAAGCGTGGCAAACCGCCTGTGGCCTCACCAACGGCCGCGTGTTGGACCAACTCGTGATCTTCGGCCAGCAACACACCTTTGTTCCACAACCATGAATCCAAACCACCACATCGTCGAACTCACCGCGGAGAACATCAAACGTCTGCGCGCCGTCCACATCACGCCCACCGGGGCACTCGTCACCATCGCCGGCCGCAACGGACAGGGGAAATCCAGTGTGCTGGATTCCATCTGTTACGCCCTCGGGGGCAAGGATGCGGTCGACGCCATCCCGGTGCGCCGGGGCGAGCGGTATGGGAAGATCATTCTCACGCTGGACGATGGCACGATGATCAAACGCACGCTGCGCGAGGATGGCGCCACGGAACTGATCATCCGCGACAGGAAAGGGCACCTCGTGACCGGGCCGCAACAGTTCCTTGACCGGCTGACGGGCAAAGCCGTGTTCGATCCGCTGTCGTTCGACCGCATGGACGCCCGGCGCCGGCTGGAGTTCGTGCAACAACTCGTTGGACTGGACTTCACGGAACACGACGACGACGCCGCGAAACTGTTCGCCGAACGGCGCGACGTGAAGCGCGACGCCGAGCGCGTGCGCGTGGAGGCCGAAGCGATGCCGCTTCACCCGGACGCGCGCACGGCCGTGGACCTTGGCCCGCTGGAAACCGCCATGGCGGACGCCAACGCGGTGAACGACGAGGCAAGCAAGCTCGTGTCCGCTGCGCTCGGCGTCGAACACGAGGCGGAGAACCATCGGGTGTTCCTTGGCGAACTCCAGCGCCAGCGCGAACAGGTCGCGCACCAACTCGCCACGCTGGATGCGCGCATTGTCGCCGGCCGAAACGTGGTCAAGGCCCGGGAGGACGCCGCGACACAGGCGCGCGAGGCGGCAAACCGCGCCCCGCGCACGGATCCGGCGGACGTGGCCACGAAGCTGGAGGCCGCCCGTGCGCACAACCGCCGAGTGGCGGAGAACGTGGCCCGCGGGCGGAAAGCACAGGACGCGCGCAATCTGTCCGCGAAGGCGGAGGAATTGACGGCCGCCCTTGAACACTTGGCCAAGGACAAGGAAACGAAGCTGGCCGCCGCCAAGTTCCCGGTGCCGGGCATGTCGTTCACGAAGGACGGCGTGACGATCGACGGCCTGCCCTACGAACAGGCCGCCGCCAGTGTGCGCCTTCGTTCCTCCGTGCTCATGGGAGCGGCCACGAACCCGGGGTTGCGCGTGATGATCGTCCGCGAAGGATCCCTGTTGGACGTCGACGCGCGCACGTTGTTGGCGCAACTGGCACAGGAACACAATTTGCAGGTGTGGCTGGAGGTGGTCGGTAAGGACACCGCCCCCGCGATCATCATTGAGGACGGCGCAGTACAACCCCCGGAGGATTCCAAGTGAGCGAAAAAAATTCACCCATCACACTGGCACAGGTCATCGAACAGCCGTACGAGGACGGCGGGAAAAACTTCATCAACGGCGTGTTGACGGTGGCGATTTCCCACGTGGAGGAAAAGAGCGGCCAGAAAGGCCCGTTCTTCGTGGCCAAGCTGTCGGACCCGGACAACCCCGGCATCACGATGCGCGGGACATTTTTCGGCCGCAAGGCGTTCCCGTTTGAAGGCCACATCGTGAAGATTTCCGGCGCCATCGTCCGGGGCGAATACAACAACGTGGCGGAGTTCAAGGCGTTTGGCCGGTATCTGATCAACTCCGTGGGCAAGGCCGGTGGTTCGAGTGCGCCACCGGCGGGAGGTGGTTCCGCGCCACCCGCCGGCAAGTCGAAAGACACCTACGGCGCCGGCGCCATGGGCCAGCGTATCGGCAACGCCCTGACGAACGCATGCCATCTGATCGGCCAAACTTTTTCCGCGGACGAAGATCCCGCCTATTTGCTTTCCAAGAAATTTGCGCAAGACGTGTGGATTACCGCCTCGTGGATCATGCGCGCCGGTGATCGCTTGGAGGCCGGACAACTGGCGAAGTTCGACAAGGACGGCAACCTGTTGCCCGTGACGGCCGCACCGGCCCCGGCCAAACCCCCGGAGCCGCCCCCACCGGAAAAGAAACCGGAGCCGGCGCCACCTCCCACGGGCGCGGACCGCAAGAATCCGCCCACGCACGACGGTTCGGCCTTCGGCAACCGCCCCAACCCTTCCGACATGGAGGACGTACCGTTTTGACCATGCCCGAGGAACTCGATCCGATCACGTTGGAGGAAGCGCGGACCGTGGCACGCAACGCCATCCGCCGCGTGTTCAAACTCTATCCCCGCGGCGGCCCGCGCCCACAATTTCACACCGCAAAGTATGCCGTGATCTGCGCGGCCGTGGAGGCGCGCGGCGGGTGGGATGCAGTGTTCGCCCATTGCTGCCGCGGCCCGGCGGACGTGTGCGCCGTGTGCGGCATCGACCTGTTTGCCACCCATGTGGCCGTCTGTCTCGCCGCTCACGACGCCGAAACCATCCTGCGCCACGACGTCCCCACAGGCGTGGCAATCCTTGTCCGCGACATTGTGCAAACCGAGTTGTACCCAAACCCACATGTCAACTAAACGTCCCGTCACCCGCATCGACAAAGGCGGCAAACCCGGCCGCCCGGCCGAAGTCCGCAACGTCGCCACGCGCGAGATCGCCGCCGTGATTCTGGATCGACTCGTGGCCGAAGGAATCATCGCGCCCAAAGTGGCACTGGCCGGACTCAGACCGGCGCTGGACCGGCTCGCCGTGGCCGTTTTGCAAGCTCTCCGCGAACGCCGGGATCTCCACGTGGTCCCGGGCCGCATCATGCGCGAACTCGCCTTGCTGGCCGGCGAGATCGCGCCACACGAACCGCCAGCACAAACGCCCACGGAGTTCGAGAACTCGGACAAAGGGGAGGAAGGTTAATATGATTCAGCCGCTCGTCATCTACGACATTGAAACCCGCCCGCGCCCGGAGGATCAACTCCGCGCTGTGATGCCCACGTTTGAGGCCCCGTCGAACTACAAGGATCCCGACAAGATCGCGGAGGCGAAATCGAACCAACGCCGCACGTGGTTGGGCAACGCTGCAAAATCGCCCCTGACGGGTGAGGTGTTCGCCATCGGCCTGCGCACGGTCAACCTGACGAAACTCACGCTCGCGGATCTTGTGGGCGACTCGAACGCCAGCGGGCCGCAACACATTCACGTCGCGAGCGGCCAACCCTCCACGGAAAAGGATCTCCTTGCCGTCATCTGCCGGGTGATTGACTCGGCCGGACAAGGCGCCCACTTCAAGCTCGTGGGGTGGAACAACCACGATTTCGACAATCAATTCATCGTCCGCCGGCTGATGTTCCACGGGATGAAAGTCCCGGCCGGCATGCTCCCCAACGGGCACTCGCGGTTCTACTGGCCGCCGTGGTTGCTGGATCTCCGTCAGGTGTGGGCCGCCGGTGAATACCCGCAACCGGCCGGGAATCTTGCCACCGTGGGGGCCTTCCTCGGACTCGGCACCTACGAATCCAGCGGCGAGCACTTCGCGCGATTGTGGGATGATCCGGCCACGCGGCCGGAAGCGATCGCGCACCTCTCAACCCAGCTTCAAATCTGCGCCAGAATGGCCGAACGGTTCGGCCTGACGGAGCGGAAGTAACCAACCCAACATGCCAAAACTGCTAAAGATCATCCGTGACCGGAAATTCATCGAATACCGGATCACGCGCAAAGGCCATCAGGCGGAGGAATCCGTTGACGTCACATGCCGCGAGGCGCCAATGGCGTCCTTCGACAAGGCGTTGCAGGAACTTGCGCCCACGGCCGCGCGCATCCTCGAACTGCCGAAGGACTGGAGCGACACCCTCGTGGTGTTGTCCGTGTCCTTCAGCTTCACCAAGTCCGGGACGGGATCCGCGGTGATCACGTTCGACAAGTCCCTGTCCAACCCGGAGGTGGAACACCGCATGTCCACGCCGTCGTTCCGGTTCGAGAAACCGGCCAGCGGTGAGGATGGCCGCATGGAGTGCACGCCGGGCGATGCCGAAAAGATCGAACGCGTGATCAAGGAAACGGAAAAGTACATCGCCGGCCAGCGGCAACAGTTGATCCTGCCGATGGAGGATCCGAAACAGCCCACCGAACCCGCCGGTGGGGACGAACTGCCGGGCATCGGCGGCAAGACCACCGGGAAAAAAAAGTGATCATTGCCGCACCGTTTTTCGGACCCGAACACGGCCGCCACGCGGAACGCTGGCCCAAGCTGTTGGGCGCGTGGTTGGACCACGTGCACGCGGCGGACACCGGCGCCCACGTGTTGCTGCTGACGGACGGCACGGTGCGCATTCCCCCGGGCGTGGACTTCCTCCATGTGGATCTCCGCGCCCGGTTCACTTACCGCAAGACCACGCCGGCCGCATCGGTGGCGTGGCCTCACATCAACGGCCGCGCGTTCGATCGCAAGGGGGCACTGATCGCCGCCGCCCTCCGGATCCTGTCGGACGATTTGCTGGTGGTCGACACGGACGCATTCTTGAAGCGTGACCCGACGGAAGAATTGCGCGCGATCACGCACCGATTCCGGAATGAGAACGGCGAACCGCGCGTGGTGGGCATGGTGCAGGACGTGGACCCGCGATTGTTCAAGGTGCCATCCGCGGACGCCATGCGCATGCGCTGTGCCGGCGTCCTGTGGTTCCCGGCCGTGGAGGCGTTCCGGCGCAACGCCCTGTTGCGATCGTACGCCACCGGCATGCGCGAAGCCGATTACATCAACCCGGGCGACGAGTTCGCGGAGCAAAAAGGGTGGTCGCTCGCGTGGCACAAACTCGGGGGGATTGATCTCCCGCAAACTTTCAACTGGACGCCGGAACACCTCGGGCCGGTGCACCCGGGCGTTTTCATCGCCCACCTCCACGGGGAACAAAAATGGAAACACCTCGGATTCGTACCGTGAAGCGTGAGCGCATGAGTGTGGCGGACGCCATCCGCCGGCTTGAAGCCCACGGAAGCGACTCGGATCCCGTCTGGGTCCACGGCAAGGAAACTTCGCCAATCCAACTCTCGTACACCATGTCGGGGTTGACTGATGCGTGTTCGATTCGCCTGACCTACCACGGCGGACCACCCGGACACCTCCGCAAGATCCGTGGCACGCTGTCCGGCATGGTTCGCGAACGCGCCCGAAAATATGAGCGGCGAACTTGTACCCGTTGACCCGTTCACGCTCACCGACGAGGCCATTGCGCGTCTCCCGGACGAGTTCGAGTTTCTGTTGTCGACCGGCTTCACGGACAACTGCGCGAGCGTAGCGCAAGCCTTTGCGAAGGTCCGGGCACTGACACGCTTTTGCACTCGGCTCCACGATCTGGGGTACGGCTACACGATTGACCGCGTACCGCCCTTCACGCATTACCGCTACGTTTTCCACCGGGTGCGCCGACTGCCGCCCGTGGATCCTTCAGTGATCGACGTTTGAACCATGCACGATGCCGCCGCAATCAAGGGCCGGTTGCTCACGCAACTGGAGGGTGTGTTGGCTTTCCTGTTACCCGCGGGCAAGTCCAAGGGCCACGAGTTTTGCGTGGGATCCACGGCCGGCGAGGCCGGCGAATCCCTCAAGGTTGAACTGCGGGGGGATCGCCGCGGCGTCTGGAAAGACTTTGCCACCGGCGGAGCCGGCGACGTGTTCGACCTGTGGGCCGCGGTCAAGGGCGTGGATTTCAAAACCGCGTTCCGCGAGGCCTGTTCGTGGTTGGGCGTGACTCACGTCGACCGCCCGGCGCTGAAACCAAAGCCACCGGCGCCGGACATGGCGGACGTGATCGCCATGCGCGACACGCCGGCCATGGCCTACCTTGTCGAACGCCGCATCACGGAAGACACGTTGCGACTTTACAAGGTGCGCGGCTACGCCCGCGCGGGCGAGGTGAACAAGCCGGGCGACTGGATCGCGTGGGGGTTCGTGTCCCCCGATGGCGAACCGGTAATGATCAAGACCGTGGGCATTCACCGGAAGGCCAACGGCAAAAAGGAAATCTGGAGTTCGCGGCCGTGGTGGACCCTGTGGGGTTGGTGGCTCGTGAAACCCCATCACCGGCGCCTCGCGATCACCGAGGGCGAGATTGACGCCATGAGCTTGCGGCAAATGCTCGGTGCGGATTGGGACGTGCCTGTGCTGTCGCTGCCGTCCGGCGCGCAGAACATGGAGTGGATCGAAAACGATTTCGACGCGCTTCAGCGGTTCGAGCAAATCCTGCTGTTCACGGACATGGATCCGGAGGGCGAGGCCGCCGCGAAACTGGCCGCCAACCGGCTTGGCCCGGCCCGTTGCCGGCGGGTGCCCTTCCGGGCCGGGTACAAGGACTCGAATCACCTGTTGTGCACGCATGTGGACCCGGACCACCTCGAACCCGCCACGTGGCTGGAAAACTCGTACACGTTTGATCCGCCGGCCCTGTGCGGCGTCAACGATCTCCGGGAGGATGTGCACGCACTCATGCGCCGGGAGCGGGACGCGGACGAGGTGAACACGTTCCTGTTCCCGCGCGTGCCTTTCCAGTTCCGGGACGGGGAAATGTCGCTTTTCACCGGGTACCCGTTCGGCGGCAAGTCGACGTTCTGCTATCAATCCCACCTCCACGAAATGCGCCACGGCCGCCGGGTGTTGGGGTGTTCGTTCGAGATCAAGCCGGCCAAGATGATCGCGGAACTCTGCCACATGCTCACAGGGCACACGCCATCGGTGGACGAGGCCAACAGCGCGATGAATTGGCTCAACGGCAAGCTGTGGTTCGTCCGGCCGCCGGAAAAGTATTTCGTCCCGGATCTAGTGGCCGATCTCACGTACGCCGCGCAACGGTTTGGCGTCACTCGGGCGTTTGTCGATTCGCTGCACCATCTGGCGTCGAAAGAGGACTACGAAGCGCAGGACCGCGTGGCCCTCACCCTCTACAAGCTCGCCGGCCTGCTCAACATTCACGTGGGCCTCGTGTGCCATTCCGGGAAGGATGATCCCAAAAAAGTTCCGGGCATGATGGACGTCGAAGGATCCGGCGGCATCACGAAGCCACCCGACAACATCCTCACCCTGTGGCGCAACCCGGAAAAACACGAGAAGATCGAAAAGGCCCGGGAGGCGGACGATCAAACAAAGCTGAAGGAAGCGGAGCAACTCCCGGACGGCCTCCTTGTGATCAGCAAGCAACGCCACAATGGCAAGGTGTACCGCTTGAAACTGTGGTTCGACTCGGACACACGATGTTTCCGGGATACCCTCGCCCCGGCCACGCCGCCCGTGGTGAAGGCCGAGGAACAAAAGGAATTTTTCTGATGCGCCTCACGATTTCCGGGGAGTACCCACCGCACTGGCGAGCGATCGCACAGGACGTCAAGGCCGCGGCCGGGTGGCGTTGCATCCGGTGCAATCACGCGAACGATCTCAAGTCTGGGCACGTGCTCACGGTGCACCATGCCGACGGGAACAAATCGAACTGCGCGTGGTGGAACTTGCTCGCCCTGTGCCAGCGGTGCCACCTCCGCTTCCAAGCTACCGTTGATCCCCACGTGGTGTTCGTGCTGGAACACTCGGATTGGTACAAACCCTATGTGGCCGGGTTCTACGCCTTCAAGTACTTGAAACTTGAACTCACCCGCGAGGAAACCGTGGCGCGACTGGACGAACTGTTGGCGCTGGAGCGTTTGGCCTGATGCCCCGTGATCATGGCACGGTCCGTTGCGCCCCGATTGACGGCGAGCCGTTCCGGTATCACGTCGAATCGTGGACCACGCCCGACACTTTCCACACCGTGGACCTACTCAGCAACCAAGGCGTGGGGGAGTGCTCGTGTCGATGGTGGGCAACCACCTGTTGGGCCAACATGAAGGCGAACGGTTTCAAGCCCATCCCCTACGAAACCACCGGGCCAAACGGGGACCGGCTGGACACGCTGTGCCGCCACGTCGAAGTCGCCCGCTTCTATTCCCTCAATCATTGGCTGGCCGAACTGGCGGTGAAGTTGCGCGCATGAACGTGGAGGATCTCATGGGCCGGTGGCTTTCGTTCTACGTCGAACCCGGATCCGCCGGCATGCTCGTACCGGTACCCGGCCGGGCGCGCGTCTGTGGCGAGGTGATCGCGGTCAAGCCGATGGCCAATTGCCAGCCGGGCAACGTGCCCACCGCGGCCGTCACCGTGCGCGGCCGTTCGGGCAAAACCATGGTGATTGATTTCTCCGCCAGCTTCGCGCGCGTCCATGGTGATCAGGCCGCCGCCGTGCTGGCGTGCACGCCGCGGGATCCGGCCTTGCCTCCACTCGTGCGGAAAACTTTGATCGGCCAGATTGAAGGCGCACAGGTGTGGCGTTGCACTGACGGTTCGACTCTGATCCTCCCATGAACCGCGCCGATTTCTTCGCCCTCTTTCCCTATGCCTCGCAAGACACGATCGCAAAGAATGCCCATTTACTTGACGGATACGCCCCACACGAACGCCCCGGAGGTGCTCCGCCTGTGGATCCCGCACCGCGTCCCGTCGTTAAACCAACTGCTAGGCGTGCACCGGCTCACCCGCCAGCGCCTCAAGCAGCGTATCCAAGACGTGTTCGCCTCCGCGTTACGAGCTACCGTTGCGGACACCTCTGTGACCCGGACAACGTGGCTCCGAAATACTTTATCGACTGCCTCCGCCACGCTGGACTCTTACGTGACGACACGGCCGGCGAGATCGAATTGCGGGTTGAAGAAAAGAGGGTGCCTACGCGGGCGGAGGAGGGGTGCGAAATCGTGATCGAACCGCTTGACTGAAAAACCCGTCAAGGGTTTTTTTTCGCGATCTATCATTCAGCGGTTTGCATATAGCGGTCCGGCGAATCCGGCGGTGTGGTCGTTTTGCGTTTGATATAATGGCGCCGGTATGAACACCAAAACACAACGCAAAGTGATCAGTAATCTCGTGGACGGCCGGGCCGTCTGCGATCGTATCAATGGGATCCTTCAGGCCGCGGGCAATCCTGCTCGTGCGTTGGAGGGAATGTACATGGGTTTCAGTTCAAAGGGTGGGATTGATTTCACCCCGGGCCACGTGCACATCGACACGCAAATGTCTAAGGCGCGATTGGAGGCCGTGGGTCGGTGCCCCGTGAGCCGCCAGTTCCGTGTCAACGGAGTGTTTGATAAACCCGCCTACCGGGCCGCCGTCGATGCGTGGACCACGAAGGCCAAGGCGTGGCACGAACCGCACATCAACGCCGCCGCCGAACTGTTGCGCGCGCAGGGAATCCCGGTCCGGCTGTTCGTTGAGTACGGATTTCTCAAGATCGACGTGCCGGGCCGTTATAAGTAGGCCGACTTACACCTTGAACCCGCACGGCGGCCGTCCACGGATGGCCGCCGTTTTGGTACCCGAGTACATCCTTGCCGGCCTGTTGCTGTTGGGTCTTGGCGCCGCGTTCGACTCCGCGGCCGTGCGCCGCACATGGTGGCGCTTGCTCGTGGTCGCGGTCTATCTGGCCGGGCTCATGGCGCTGGCGGTTCGCTGTCCTGCATTTCATCCATGAGCGACTGTCTGGCCTCGCCCAAGATTTCGAGGTTTTGCGCGCGGTCCACCTCGCCACTGTCCGCCATCTTCACCGCACTCCGCGCCACGGCGATGCGCGTCAACGCTAGTTGCCGGCGTTCCTCGCGTCCGGCCGTGTGCTTTTGAATCATCGCCAGCGCCGTCTGTGCGCGAACCGCGTCCTGCAACATCAGGCGGACCTGTTTCTGTTCGTCCGTTTCCTGCTCGCGCTTGCTGCGCTGGATCTTGAGCGCATCCTCATAACGATCGTACAGGGCCTCCACGGACTTGGGGTTACGGGCCACCTGTCCGCCGCGCTGGAACAGGACGCCCAACACCGGCGTGTCCGCGGCCTCCAGTTCGCGCGTGGTCGTGGCGGATCCGTCGCCGTGGCCGAACAGGCCCACAAGGTCGATGCCCACCGGGCCGAACAGGTTGCGGATGGTGTGGTCGATCCGCCGCGGGGAAATCTTCAGGATGCCGCCGGCCGCGATCGCCGCGGCCGTGGTGAACTCGTTGTACTGTTCCTCCGGGCGGACATTTTCCAGTTCGCCCCGCGGTACGATCGGCCGGTTGAAAAAGAAATCGCGGTTCGCCAGTTGCTCCGCGGCCAGCTTGGTGAGTACCGGTACCGGCGGGACCGGGACGCCGCCGGCACTGTCGATCTGCGTGATGTTCGACGCGAAGTTGCCGAACCAATCTTTCACGGCCGCCGGATCGTTCTGGTACCACGCATCCAACATTGCCTCCGTCGACGCCATGAACAGGCCATCGACTTCAAACGAGCGCGGGAGGCGGATCAGTTCATCCCCGGCCGGGATGTACGAGAACAGGTACTTTTCCTTGCTGCTCATTTCCTGCCACCACGGCTCGTCCTTGTTCCGCCACCACAGGGCCAGTGCCAGCGCCGTGCCCATCAGGCCGCGCAAAACGAACTTGTGGGGATCCCGCTGAAAGGCGCGCACGTGGGCGCGCGGGCCTTGGATCCCGGCATTGAAAAACGGCACGGCCTGATTGTAGAGGCGTGCCCATTCCCCGGCCGCGGTGAAATCCGTTGTCACCTGTTTACCGGCCACGATCAACTTCGCGGCGATCGCGGGCGTGAGTCGTTGCGAGGGATCCCACCCAAGGTCTTTCGCCACGGCCCGGATCTCCGCGAGGCGAGCGGCCGTCTCGGGGAATTGCAAAAGCTCGCGCAACAAATCGAAGTTGTCCGCCATGTCCAGCGGTGCCCACGCCCCGCCGCGTTTCACCCGGCGGGCGGCCCGCTGCAACGGCCGCGTGTCCTGTCCGAGCGATTGCGCCATTTCGATGCCGAGCCGGTCCGCCACGTCCGCCCATTGCGAGCGGATCTTGCCGAACGTCATCGCCTCCACGGCCATTTCCCGCATCGACGACAACCACAGGCCGAACAACTGCCCGGAGTTGGAACTCGCGGTGCTGTTCATTTGCAGCGTGCGGAAGTCGCGCAGTGGATTCGTGACGAGAGAGAACGCGGCGCGCAGTCCCGTGGTCCCCAGTCGCACCATGCGCGCCGGCAACCCGAGGAACAAATCCAGCGCGGCCGGGAGCTTCGCTAGATCCATTCCGGACAGTGCCTTGTAAAGCTCCGGATCCATCTCGTACCACTTCACCTCGCCGCCCTTCATCACGGGCAGGATGGGCGCCTCGTTCTGTTTCGGCTGGTGCGCCGGGATAAAAAACGTGAGCGCGGCGCCGTCGAGTTCGTCCTTCAGGGTGTCGCCAATCTGTTGGGCGAGGGCCTTCGCCTCCGGGGTGTTGGCCTGTGATTCGAGGAACTTTTTCACCTGCTTGGCCACCTGCCAGCCAGCCACGCGTTCGGGAACTTGGTTTTGCGGTACCTCTGACACCCACGCGCCCATGCCTTCGGTGCGTTGGGCCAGCTTCAAGATTTGATCCAGCACGATTTTTTGCTGGGTCTTCAGCACGATGGCCTTCGCCTGTGCGATCATGGACTCCACCGGATCCTTGATCCGCCGGCCGGATCCCTTCAACCGCTTGACGAGGTTTTTCCCGCCGGCCACGCCGCCGCCGCCGTAACGATCATCCAGCGCGGTGAACTCGCGGAACAGTGGAATGTAGAACCCGGGATCCACGGCGCGGATCTTTTTCACCACTTCGCGGAAGTCCGGCACGGCCTGTGCCGCGTAGTCCAGCACGGCGTTGTTCCAGTCGTACACCTGTTGGGCCGCGAGTTCAAAGGCCGGCGTTTCGAGTTCGGCCACGAGTTGTTCCGCGTCCGCCTTGGCCAGTCCGGGATTGCGGTTCGTGTCCCACAGCGCGAGGGCGCGTTTCGCCCACAGGTAGATCACGAAATCGTCCCGCTTGTCCTTCACGATCGCAAACGCATCCTGCAAAGGTTTGCCGGTGACGTTGCCGGCGTGGTCGATCATCGCGGTGCGGGCCATGTAATCGACAATTGAATCCGCCGTGAGCCGGCGCGCGGTGAGGGTGAAAAACGGATTCACCGCGTCCGGGATCGGTCCGCCACTTTCCACGGCCGCGTCGACGAAATCCTTGATCGGTTGGGCGGACTCAATCCACTTGCGCCGGACGGTTTCAAGGGCGGTTTTCGCCCGTTCGGCCACCACGGCGAACCGCGAGGGCTGTTGCGCGATGGACTGTCGCGCCCGCTCCATCGCGCCTTGACGGTAGAACGTCGTGCCGAGCTTTTGCGCGCGTTCCGCGGCGAGTTGCACGGCCGGATCCATCTTGCCCCACAGCGTGCCCATGTGCGCCCACAACTGCGGCGCCTTGGTCTGTGCCTGTTCGGGATCCAACAGCCACAGGCGGACGAACTCCGCCCAACCCTCGGACGCATACCCACCCACGGGATTTCGCGATCCGTACAGGTCGCGCCCGAGTTGCATCAGTTCGGCGTGGGCATCCGCGGGGACCACCTTCGTGCCCCAACCGTGCCCGATGCCGAACACCGCATCGTCCAGCGCGTGGGCCACTTCATGCGCGGCCGTTTCAAGGTTGTTCGCGGAGCCAATGCGAATGATCCGCTCGCGGAGCCGGTAGAAACCGAGCGCGGTTTTGGCCTTCCGGCCCATGCGACCAATCCGGATCATCAGTGAGCCACGGCCGCCGAACGCTTTCACAATGTCGCCGAAGGCCGCCATCACTTGCGGCGCCGACACGCCGCCCTTGTTCTGTGCCGTCAGTGCGAGTCGGGCACGGTTCGGTTGCGAGCCGTAGCGGGTAAACTCCGCGTCCGCCGGCATGTCTGTTTCCTGTGCGCCGGTCGCAATTGTGTTCGTGGCCGCCGCGCGTGCGTCCAGTGAGGCGCCCGGCGTGGACAGGTCGACCGGTGCGGCGCCGGGTTTCACGCCCCGAAGAATCGACGCCGCTTCCTCGGGCGTCGACGCCACGTGCGCCGTGCCATCCTCCGTCGTCACACTCAACGTGCCATCCGCGTTGCGTGTGATCGGCGGGCGAAAGTTCTCGTTTTGCGTCCGCAGGTGCAGGCCGGCGGATCCTTCGCCCGTGGCGGCCTCGTGCGCCTCCCGGAAAAGCTGTGCCTTGGTCGACAACATCTGTCCAAGGTCGAACTTGGATTCGATGGAGCCGGGGCCGTTCATCACGGCGCGGGCCTCGTCCGCAAATTCCTTCGCCGCCGTTTCCAACGCGCGCACTTCCGCGGGAGTCGTCACACCGAGGCCGATTTCGTGCGCGAGTCCCGACAGGCCGGCGTCGTTCGTCTTCCCCAGTGCGTCCATGTCCGCGATCGTCTGCGCTTGGCCAATGCTCTTGATGAAATCAGGGACGCGCGAGGGTGGAACAAAACCGCGGTTCGCCAGTGCTTCGGCCGTCAGCACTTCGCCCCGGGTTTCGCCCGGGAGCTTCACCAACCAATGGTCGACCTTCGGCCCGACACCTTCGAACATCGCATGCTTGGCGCCTTGGAACTCCACTGTGGCGCCGGCCGGCAGTGGCTTGAGCGTGACGGAGGGCGGTTCCGCGGCTGGCATGCCCACTTCATCGGCCGCGGTGGCCATGTCTTGATTGAGTTTTTCCACGGCCGCTTGCTGCACCGGCGTGTCGGTCTTGCGCCGGTTCCACTCGCGGGCCATCACCGCGTTGGCCTCGTCGGGGGTTTTGGCCGCGGTGATCCCCTGAATCGCGTCCGGCGTGAACCCCAAGGCCTCCAGATGGGCGACCTGTTGCACGTACTTTTTCCCGTATCCCCTTTCCTTGAAAGTGGCCGTGGTCGTACCGATCAGCACGAGCGGCAACAGGGCGGCCAGCGTTTGCGGCGACGCGGCGCCCACCCGGGCGAACTCCTTGCGCCAGTCCACGGCAGGAATCTTGTCGTTAAGCAACCCGGCCATGGCTTGGACCGTGGGCGCCGTCAGGTCTTGTGCCGCCTCCTGCAAATACTGTTCGCCCAACTCCACGCCGAAGATCACGGCCGCGCGTTTCGCGCCCGCGGAGAACGTCAGGCCGGCGGCCGATTTGATCGGCGCCAACACGCGATCCAACCCGGGCACGGTTCCGCCAAACACCATTTTCGCGGAAACGTAGTCGAGCGCAGCATAGGGGAGCGCGGCCACGGCGGAGAGGCCTTGCGCCTCCATCGGGCTGACGCCGCGCGCGAGGAAGTCCGCCCGGAGTTCGGACTTGTAGGCCATCACGTTCACCGCGATCCCCGGAGGCGTGAGCGAAATCGCCATGCGCGGAAAACTTTCGCTCGCATCCAACAGGCCGTTGGCAATCCAGCCGTTCGCCTTCAGCGGATCCACTTCGCCCGTCACGCGCGCCATCATGGAGCGTTCCACGTCGCCGTTGAGCACGTCGAACGACACGCCCATGGGCGCGGTCAGTTGGTGGAAACCTTGGATCGCCTCAAACCCGAGGGTGTCACTGCCGCGCGCGAGCCGCCCACCGAGCTTTTCCAGAAAACCTTTTTCCGGAGTCGCATCGGTCGACGCCATCCCCGAGGCGAAGTCCATGGCCATTTCGCGATCGTTGGCGTTGAGGCCCCCCAGTTTCTTCACCAACGCGTCCCGGTGTGCCACAAACGCATCGCCCTCGCCCGGCTTGGTGCCCGCACGGGCGTATCGGTAAAACCCCGCGAGTTCATCAATCAAAGGCTCCAGCCGGCTCCGGGTTTCCCCTATATTGTTCCACGTGGAACGGAGCAACTCGCGGTACCGGTCCTGATTCTTGGCCTCCCACCCCTTGTTCGACAGCCAATTGGCCCGGCGCTGATCTTCAAACGATTGATCGAAGGTCTTGCCCTTGCGCAGTCCGTCGAACATTCCGGCGGCCATGTCGTTGAGCATCACACGTTCCGCCTTTCGCTTCTGCATCCATTGCCCAGTTGAAGCGTAGAACGTGGCATCGTCCATCGGCTTGTCCGTGCCCAACACCTGTTTGGCCCATGCCTGCTTGTAACCCTCGTACCCATCCGCGACTTCGCCGGCCGGTTTCTTGAACGAGTGCGCCAGCCATGCTTGGTTCGCCATGCGCATGCGGTCCGTTTTGGGGTCCACGGATCCGGCCAGTTGGGCGTTGATCCGCGAGACGGACGAGGCCGGCAGGACGCCCGACCAATTATCGGTCGACGCGAACAACCCATCGAACACCGTGAGGGGGTCGCGCGGCTGTTCCTGTGCCGCTGGCGAGGCGGGAACTGCGTTGGGCATGGTCTTACAACCCCCCGGATCCCACGCCCGTGATGGCGTCCACAATTGGCGTGGGGTCCGTGCGCTTCTTGACGTCCAAGGTCTGGATGTGCGTCAAAACGTCCGTGGCCGAGGCGGTCGGGTTCGCTTCGGTGAAGCGGGCAATTTCCTGCTTCAGTTCCACGAGCCGGCGATTGGCCGCCTCAAACTCTTTTTGGTTGAGCGCCCGCCCCGAAATCACGGACGCGTTGCCGTAGAACCCGCCGCGATGCTGGCCCTCCACGTAGTCGTTGGCGAGTTTCAACGCGGTGTTTTCGCCGGTCTTGGCGGTCTTGCCGCGCAACCGGCGTTCCACCTCGTCCCGCAGGGTGGGCGGCAGGCCGGCGCCCATCATCAAGATTTCGGTGAACCGTTTGTTCGTGGGATCGTCCTTGTGCACGTAGTGATCCGCGGCCGTGAACGCTGTCGCGGCATCGTTGTACACCTCCGGATCGTCCCCGGAACGGCGTTGCTCCGCCAGAATTGATTTCATTTGCGGCGCCGTGAGCAACTTTTGGTCGACGTAGCGTTGCAGTTCGTCGGGCGGTACGATCGTACCGGCGTTCCGGCGGTCGATCACGGAACGGTACGTATCCTCGCGCACGTGCGCCGTGGCCCGCTCCGCTTCGACCTTCAAGGCCTGCCGGGTGTTCTCGTCCAGCGACGTGAAGTTGCGCCAACGGCCGGTCGGGGTTTTGTCATCCAGCGCGGCGCCGGCCGCGATTGGATCCGCGCCGATGGCGCGATTGGCCTGATTGAAGTCGACAATCTCATGGCCCTTGTCGCGCAACGCCTGTGCTTCCTCCGGGAAGTACAACCCGGCCTTTTCCCCGGAGTCGATGAACGCGGCGCCGCGCTCATAGTCGCCATTCTTGAACATGTATTCCGCGGCCATGCCGATGCGCGCCTGTTGGCGTTGCGTGGTGCGGGCGCTTTGCTGGCCGCGCACCTGTGTGGTGGTCTTGCTCGCCCAGTTTTTGAGATCCTCGTCGATCGCGCGTTTCGCGGCCGGGCCGGCGGCGCTTTTCAGCAGGTCGACGCGGAGCTTGCCGGCCCGCTGCATCCAGTCGTCAGTCCACGTGCTTTCGTCGGTCTGCTTCTGCATTTCCACTTGGTACTGCGCGAACGCTTCATCCATTTGGCGCGCGGCGTCCGCGGTCGCGGCGACGTTCTTGGCGTTCTGGATGTGCAACGCCGTGTCGCCGGCCACGGCCGCGGCGGATTGGATGGCGTCGCCGAATCCGACCAACGCGCGGCCCGGGGCGCCCACTGCTTCGGCGTTGAGCGTGGTTCCGGCAATCGGGGCGGCCTGTGGGGCGCCGGCTTGAAGAACGGGGAGATCGGCCATGTTAGGAAAAAGCGCCCGAGTCGTAGAAGTTGTAGCCGGCGCCCGCGAGCTTCGCGGCCCCGGACATGATGGTGCCGAAGGCGGAAATGTCGTAGCCCTTCGCGATCTGCGCGCCCTCGTAGCGCGTGGCCTGAGCACGGGCGCCGCCGGCCCGGCGGGCCGACTCCGCGCGGCGGGCCTCGTCCTGTATTCTCAGTTCCATGGCGGTGGCGTTGTTCACCATCACCTCCAAGGGCGAGCCGGCCGTGGTCACACCCGAGGCCGCCACGCGCGTGCGCACGTCACCGGCAAACGCCCGGTCCGCCACGCGTTGGCGCCGGATCCCTTCCCGTGCCTCCAAGTCCGCTTGGATCGCCTCGTTTTCCTGCACGCGCGCATTGTAGGCCGCCACGGTGCGGGTGGTTTTGGCCATGCGCTTCTGTCCTTGGTACTGCGCGATCGTACCGACTCCGGTGCCGACGAGGGAAGCAACTGCCAGTGGAAAGGCCATCAGTGGAGGGGGTGGAAAAGGTGGCGGCAACCGTCAGTTGCGAAGGCCGGAACGAATCCGCACCGGCGCGCAAACCGCTCGTGGGCGGCATCGGCAACCCAAGTCCACACGTTTTGCCAGCGTGGCCGGAAGGTGAGCAACCAATCCCGGATCACGGGAAGAAACTGGAAAACGATCCGTCCGCGATGGTGCGGCATGACGTGAAGGTGGATCGACGGCAACGCTCCGTCGACCAACAACACCACGCCCACGGGATCGCCGTCACACTCCAGCATCAACACGGCGCTGGCGTGGTGGATCCACGTGGCGGGATCCGCCACGGTGGGTCCGACCACGTGGGCAATGGCCGCGACGTCGTTGGTATTTCGGGCGGAGAGGGTCACGAGCTTGAAACGGTGTATCCGACCACCATCGCCACGAGGATGAACGGCAACGGCTCCGGTTGTTTGATGATCACCCGGGGATCGAACTCGTGGGCGCTGGAAAAATCCACCGGTAAATCGCCAGTGAACAAAGGCGGGTTCGCCGGCACGCCGCCGTCCGGGAACTCCACGGGTTTGTCTTCCTCGTCCTCCCCTTCCGGATCGACGGTGCACGTGAGGCCCAACGTCGTCCGCAGGCGAAGCGTCAACGCCACGACGCGCTTCGTTTTTCCGAGGTGGATCCCCAACAGTTGGTCCGAATCCAGCCGGAACGGCGACAGCACGGGCACGTACTCAAGGCCGATGTGCACCTTGCTGGCGGGTTCGTCCAAAACGAAGTCGCCGTTGTCGTCAACCGCCACGCCGTGAATCGGCACGCCGTCCGCGAGGGCCACACAGGTGAGGCCCGCGAGGTGATCGGCGCCGCCAAACGCAGTGTTCGGCGAGCCGTTGTACGACAGCCCGGAATCGACGTGGAACGCGTCCGCCTTCACGGCGCCGTCCGCCTCCCACGTTTGCGGATGCAGGCGTTCGATCATCTTGCCGTTGGTGCGTTCCACGACGAACCACGCTTCGTCCGTCGTATCGTCGGGGCCGTAAACCGTCGTCACGCTCAGAAAATCCCCGTCCGTGACGTGGCGGTGCCATCCCACCACTTGTTCTTCTCGGTTGTAGGTGAGGGCCGCGCATGTCCCGTCATTCATCACACACCACATAATCCGGGTGTCCGCCTGCCACGCCATCTTGACGACACCGGAGCGGGCCACGTGCTCGGAAAGCAACGTCAGGTCCGGCGCCTCCAGTTGGTCGACGTCCTGCGTGTACACGATTTCGCGGACATGCTTCGCCTTGCGTTCGACGAACAGCACGGCCGTGCCGGCGCGCACCGCGGGAATCGGGGCGGATCCGTATTGGCTCAACTGCTTGGCGTCGACGCGCGAAGGCGTGATCGGATCGCCCGCGCTGTTGCCGCGCATGCGCCATTCTCCGCCGGACGTGCCGATCAACAGCACGTTGGCGGAACACATCCACATGATCAGATTCAACTCTGCGCCGGCCAACTCGAACGCCCACGAATCGTCCGCATCCGTGCCGCCTTCAAAGTTCTCGAAATCGTCCGTGGCGGATCCCCACGTGCCGTTTGGCTGGTAAAAGGTGCCTCCGAACAGCAACCGCTGTTCGTGCGAAGCGACGGTTCGCGCGTACCCACGAACACCGGACCATGCGCCCTCCGCCCATTCCGTGGTTGCCGTCGTGGCGTAGAGTTCGGAGATCACCACGGCGTCCGCGTTGGTGGCATCGTCCACGTCCGTGATCTTGACGATGCCGAACACGACGGCCTGCGGGGCCTCCAGCACCACCTTGGCGTCCGTGCCGGCAGAATCGAAATTCGCGATCCGCACGCGATAAAGCGCGTTCGTTTCAGCGGTGCCCTCGGAAGACACGTTGCGGGATCCGACGCCGGCCGTGATAAACCCCGTCCACTGGCGCACGGACTCGTACACGGTGCCGCCATCCGTGGATCGTTCAAGGATCACGGTCGCGCCCCAATTGCCGTACGTGCGCAGTTCCCACGGGCCGAAAATTTCAAAGGCCGTGCCGTTGCCGTTGCCGGTGATCGCCATCGGTTCGGTGTGGGCGGCCCGCTTGTGGCCGATGCGCCAGTACGAACCCACGTGCGCCGCTTCCCACAGGTCGTCAGACGCGTCCAGCGTGATGGTGCCCGTGGTGGCGGATGGTGTGATCGTCGTTGTGGTAATGTTGGCATCCAGCATCGGCGGTTGCGTCCACGCCACCGGTTCCAACGTCCAATCGTCATCCGCGAGCCGCACGAGCTTGTACGTCTCATAATCCCCGTGGGTGAAGTACGCGACGTCGCGCAGTTGGTGCATCTGCACTTCCGCCAAGTCCGCCTCCGCCCATGGTGCGATGATCGTGTACGGATCACCCCCGGACAGGATCGG